CGAAACAGTGGCGTGAGTGCAGGGCTAGTTATTTCAAATCGGTGCATGGACTGTGCGAGCGCTGCGGTGCAGGCGGAAAGATAGTGCATCACAAGATATATTTAAATGAGAGCAACATCGACGATCCGAACGTCACGTTAAGTCATGACAATCTGGAATTGCTTTGTCAGGATTGTCACAACCGCGAGCACTTCGGAGGAAAAGTAGCTATTGCTGACGGGCTTTACTTCGATGAGGTAGGCAACATTAAAAACGCCCGCTAAACCACCCCCCAGGTGGTTTTTTTCTAGGTATTTTTTTTGACCGCCGTCCGCCTATGCATAGGATTCTGAATCGAATCCCGTAGCCCCCCTCGACTTCAATCTACTTCGGAGGTGATATCATGACCAATGCAACCGTCGAGGCACGCATCAAAAAAGAGATGCAGCGTCTTAAAAAGTTGTTAACCAAAGTTCCAGACGACAAAAAGCAAATGGCCGGCAACGTGGCGAAGCGCATCGCGTTCATGCAAATCACGCTCGAAGATTTGGAGACCGACATTTTGACAAACGGCTACTCGGAAATGTTTAGCCAACAGAAAGATATTGTGTACGAGCGCGAAAGACCCGCGGTACGGATCTACAACACGACCATCAAAAACTACGCAGCAGCTTGCAAGCAGTTAGTCGATTTGATACCTGAGTCAACAGCCTCTCAGGAAAAAGACGAGCTGATGGCAGTCGTGAAATCGTGGACACGGAAATAAATTACATCCGCGAGTATTGGAGTAAAATTGAGTCGGGCGAGATTGCTGCGTGCCGTCGGCTTAAACTCCAATATCAAAAACTTATCAACGAACTCGACAACCCACGGCCACCGTGGGTTTTTGATTTGGACTTGGCTTTACGCCCGATTCAATTCATCGAAACGTTTTGCAAGCACTCAAAAGGGCGCTGGATAGGTAAGCCGGTCAAACTTGAACTGTTTCAAAAAGCAAAACTGCAAGCGGTGTACGGATTTGTTCACCAAGAAACCAAGTTACGTAGGTGCCGTGAGGTATTTACCCTTGTCGCTCGCAAGAACGGCAAGTCCACGGAGAAAGCGGCAACGGGCAACTTCATGATGATTGCGGACGGCGAAGGCGGCGCAGAGATTTACTCCGTCGCAACCAAACGCGATCAAGCGAAACTGGTGTTCAGTGAAGCGGTGAACATGATTTCACAATCGCCCGCACTGAGTAAACACATTCGCAAACGTAAAACCGATTTGTATTTCTCGCCGACGTTCAGCAAGTTCGAACCGCTGGCGAGTGATTCAAATAGTCTGGACGGATTGAATGCACACAACGTCATCATGGATGAGGTGCATGCCTGGAAAGACAGAAACCTTTATGACGTGATGAAGCAGTCGATGACTGCCCGCGAGCAAAGCCTGCTCGACATCATCAGCACGGCAGGTTTTGTCAGAAGCGGGATTTTCGACTCGCTCTACGAATACGCTTGCTCGGTGCTAGATGGTGTGGTCGAGGACGAAAGGTTCATGGCGTTCATTTATGAACTGGATGACCGAAACGAGTGGACGGATTTTCGCGTGTGGGAAAAAGCGAATCCTGGTCTTGGCACGATTAAGTCTTATGATGAACTCGCGGCAAATGTCGAGCGCGCCAAAAGCGATCCCGACTTCCTGCCAACCGTTCTGACCAAGGACTTCAACGTGCGCGACACGGTTGCAGGCACTTGGTTGACATTTGACCAAGTGAACAACGAAGAAACGTTCACGATGGAAGATGTCAGAGGCAGTTACGCCATTGGCGGCGTCGATTTATCGAGCACGACGGACTTGACGTGCGCCACGTTGCTTGTCATGAATCCCGACGGTAAAAAGTTCGTGCTTCAACAGTACTTCCTGCCCGCCGATTTGGTGGACAAGCGGGCGAAGGAAGATAAAATCCCGTATGACAAGTGGGCGGAACGCGGATGGATGACGCTGTGTGAAGGCAACATCGTAGACTACCGCGCTGTTACCAATTGGTATTTAAACATGATGGCAGAGTACGGCATCATGCCGCTCTGGATAGGATTCGACCGTTGGAACGCCAGCTACTGGATTCAAGAGATGAAAGGCTGCGGTTTTAACATGGTAGAAGTCGCGCAAGGCGCAAAGACAATGAGCCAGCCGATGAAGGAATTGGCCGCCGAACTTGACATGAAAACAATCAATTACAACAACAATCCGGTGCTCAAATGGTGCTTGACGAATACAAGCGTCAAGCGTGACGACAACGACAACATCCGACCGATTAAGGGTGCGAACTCGCGCCAGCGAATCGATGGGACGGTGTCGCTCATCATTGCGTACACGGTATTTTTTGAAAAGATGAGCGATTATAAAGCGCTCATTTCTTAGAAGGAGGTGAGCACTTGAAAGAGAAACGGTCGCTATTTGATATGATTTTCGGCAAGCGCAAACCTGCACCCGAAACTAATCAACCGATGCAGATGTTGAAACTACTGAACGGATTCACGCCGCACTTCACGGATCCAAGCGCAAATGCGTTTGAGTACGCCGCTGCACGAAGTGCGGTCGACGCAATTGCTCGTAACGGCGCAAAGTTGAAACCAAAGCACATCCGGCGCGTCAACGGACAAATCGTCACGATGAGCAGTCCGCTTGACTACATCCTGTCTGTCAGACCTAACCAGCACATGGACGCTTACTCGTTTTATTACAAGTTGCTCAGTCAGCTGTACTACAAAAACAATGCGTTCGCGTACTGGGAAACCGACGGAGCGGGTAACGTGAAGGCCATCCATCCGATTGACTTTAGCCGTCTTGAACTGCTTGAACACAACAAGCAGATTTACGTGCAGTTCCATTTCCTCGGCGGCGACAAGATGACGCTGCCATATAGCGAAGTGATTCATTTGCGCAGGTACTACCACACGCATGAGATTTACGGCGACATGAACAGTGACGCGCTTCAAAAAATTCTTGACATGATCCACACGACAGACGAAGGCATCATCAACGCTATTAAGTCGTCGGCTTACATGCGCGGTCTGCTCAGTTTCAATGCGCTTTTGAATGACACGGACTTCAAGAAGTCACGCGAAAAGTTCGCCGACGAGTTTCTCGACATGAACAAAAAAGGCGGCATCGCGGCAATCGATGCAAGGGCGACTTTTACGGATTTGAAATCAGAGCCGAAGATGATAAACCATGACCAGATGGCGCTGATTGAGTCGAAAGTCTACAAGTATTACAACGTCAGTGAACCGATAGTGCGGTCAGAGTATAACGAGGAGCAGTGGAACTCGTTTTATGAGTCCGTCATCGAACCGCTGGCTATCCAATTAAGTCTTGAATTTACGGCCAAGTTGTTCAGCGACGGTCAGAAAAAGTTTGGAAATGAAATCATCTTCGAAGCAAATCGGCTTCAGTACGCGAGCAACAAGACAAAAATTGAAGTCGTGCAGATGCTGATGGACCGAGGCATGTTAAGCGTCAATCAAGGGCTTGAGGTGTTCAACCTTCCGCCTATCGAAGGCGGGGACAAATTCATCATGTCTTTGAACTTCGTGGACAAGGACATCGCGAATCAGTATCAACTTGGCAAGACAGACACGCCGCCGGCACCGCAGGAACCTGCACCGGCGCAGAATGAAGGAGGTGCCGACGATGGCAATCAACCTACAGGATAGAGAGTATCGCAGTTTCGCAGAATTTCGTCTTGCTGAAGAAGGCGCGGACGGTTCATGGGTGGAAGGCTACGCAGCCGTGTTTGAATCGCCGACCGTGCTTTACTCGTTCGATGGCGTGGACTTCAAAGAGACCATCGAACGAGGTGCGTTTGATAGCGCAGATCTTCGCGATGTGATTCTCAATTACAACCATGCAGGCAAGGTCGTCGCCCGCACGCGCAACAAGACGTTGCAGTTGACGGTGGATGATCGCGGATTGCTGGTCCGTGCGCGGTTAGACGGAACGGAAGAAGGGCGAAAACTGTATGAGGAGATTCGCGGCGGATATTTGGACAAGATGTCCTTTGCGTTTTCGATTGAAGACGCAGAATTTGACCGCGAGACACGCACACGAAGCATTAAAAAGGTACAGCGTCTCTACGACGTGAGTGTGGTTTCACTCCCGGCGTATGAAGATACATCGATTTCGGCTCGCAGTTTTTTCTCGGCGGTGGCGGAGGAAGAGCGGAACGCGCTGGAGAGCGCAGCGTTGCTTGAACTCGAAAAACAGAAATTTCAATTTTATATTCAAAGGACGAAAGGAGCATAAGCAGATGATGGAAGCACGCATGCATGAAATTGATGCACGCATGACGGAACTCGAAGTGGTTGTGGCTGAATCGCAATCCGTCGAGGAAGTTCGTGCGGCGCAGTCCGAAGCAAAGGCACTGATTCAAGAGCGCATACTGCTCGTCGAGAAAGCACAAATCGCACAAGACATCAACGCTGGGAAAGTGGAAGTACGCAAAATTGAGAAACCTGAGGAGGGTCCTACTGTGGAAAACAGAGAACAACAAGTTAACCAAGCCATGGAGCAACGCGGCGAAGATTT